TGCTCCGTGAGCAGCCGGTCGTCCTGATACACGCCGACAAGTTCCAGCGGCCCCATGCCGATGCCCTGCCACACGTCCATGCGGTAGTGGTAGCCTTGCAGCACCTTCTGCTTTTTCTTTTTGCCGCCCTTGCCACCCACGGTCGTTTCCTCATACTCCGGCTCGCTGGAAAGGTTGCCGTAGTACAGCAGGTTTCCCGGCAGCCTGACGGTGCCGAAAACGCGGGGGATGACCGTACCTTCCTCAGCCGTGGTCAGACGGAAGGCGTCGAGATTGGCCGGGGCCATGTCCGCCCCCTTCGTGGAGCGCGGGCCCTTGGCGAACAGCGTCGTCGCCACGGTCGCCCCGATGGTCACGGCGGCGATGATAAGCCCTACGCCCATGCGGCCACCTCCGCTTCGGCAATGACGATGCGGAAGTGCCGGGTCATGCGCCGCAGCCACCAGTTCCCGAGCGGCGTAAACGATACGCCCCGGTCGTTGATGGCGTGCAGCATCTGAAACCCGCCGTCGGCGCAGGGCCAGGCCAGACCGCAATGGTTGGTCACGCGGCGTTCCGTAGTGGAAAACGCCAGCCAGTCGCCCCGCAGGAGCGGCGTACCCACAGGCAGGGAGGCCATCTCCAACCCCGGACGCAAGTAGTCGCGCATATGCCGGTGGCTGGCCTCCAGCACGTATTCGTCCCGCGTATGCTCGTGCCAGTCACGGGGATAGTAGTCGTACTCCAGACGGGTCAGCAGCCCGGCATCCAGCAGCGCCTGCCCGACGAACAGCGTGCAGTCCGCGCCGCGTCCCCTGCACCGCTGCAAATGCCTGTAGGGCGTCCCGAGCCATGACTCCGCCTCCGCGCGGAATGCTTCCCACGCGGCCTCGTTGTCGAAATAGTGCATAACGATCCTTCCTTTGGAAACGGAAAAGAGGCCTCTTCCCCTGAAGCATCCCCTTCCGGTTTCCTATTTGAATCCCCAGACGGCGGGATTCCGGCTCGGGATGGAGGCGCAGCCGCCGAAACGGGCGGAATTGCCGAAACGGTCCCGGCAGGTGGCGGGCGAGCCGTCGCATCCGGGGTATGCCGTGACGGTCCCTCCGTTGCCCACCCGGGAATCGAAGGGCAGCTGGAGCGTGATCGTGTCGCCGCCATGCGCGACGATGAACCGGAAATCCCCTCCCGCCGCCGCGTACCCGCGCGTGAAATATCCGTTCGGGTACGCGGCGAAGGACGGCGACGCCAGCAGATACCCGTCCACGGACACGGACGCCGTCACTCCCCATGACTGCGCCGCCAGCCCGCAACCGGAATCGAACAGCACGAACTGGCACTGTCCCGAGTAGATCATGCGGGGCAGCATGGCATCGAGGATGCAGCTTGACGAAAGGCAGTTGACCGAAACCTGCGTGGCGTCCGCCCCCGGGATCACCTCCAGCACCACGCCGCCGAAAACCTGCACCGTATCCCCGCTCTCGGGCTCGTGCTCATAAATGTTCACCCGCGTCGGCAGGATGGGCAGTGAAGCCAGATACCGGGTGAGCAGCGTATCCATGCACGCCGTCAGCGTCACCGTGGCGGCTTTGCCGTCCACGCTGCCCCGCAGTTCGCCGCGTTCGACGGCGGCGGGCGTCCACTCCGCGCCACGCCACAGGACGGGCTCCCGCGAGGTTGTGAGCGTATGTATGGTATCGGCTATGATTTCGTAGAGTTCCACAATCTGGGGCAATACGGTGCGCATCAGCTTTCCTCCGGTATGGTGCAAAACGACAACTCACACCGGGAAACCCCGGCGGATTCGTGCCGGATGGCCACGCAGTCCGTGTCCAAACGGGCGAAGTAGTCCCGGCCCACCCGGGAGGCCGGGGGCACGGTCACGCCGAGTTCGGAACTGAGATGCAGCGCCAGTTCCCCCACGTTTGCGGTTTCCACGGCCACGAGACGGCGGAGCAGGATATCCCCGCCCGGCAAGGCGATCCACAGCCGCTGGTTGGGGATGAAACCGTCCTTCGCGCCGTTGTCCCGCACGTACAGGATCGCCTTGTCCGCCGTGGACACGCGGGTCAGCGTGAAATATTGACGCGGATCGCGCACCAGCAGCGCTTTCCACCGCCCCCGCAGGGCTGTGGCCCGATCCAGCAGGTCGGCGAGTTCCGGCTCCCGCAACAGGTACTTCTGGCGATGCGTCGACGGGGCCACATCCCTCCGGACGCCCAGTTCCATCACGCCGCCGCGCACGGTACGCAGCGTACGCAACAGGGACGATGTGCCGCCGACGCCGTCGCCCGACCAGTCGGGGCGGTGCGGCCAGAGGTATGCGCCTGTCCCGGAAGGAGCGTTGGGCAACGCCCCCAGCGCAGGCTGCGCGCCCGCCAGTTCCCGGAATTCAACCGACCACGTTTCCATCCCGTCGGAAACCACGGCAGGCTCCGCGCTCGTCAGGATACCCGTAAACAGCGGGACCAGCCGCGTGGCGCCACCTGCGAACACATCGGAAACCGGCGCGGTCACGGAAAGCGTCCGGCCCGCCGGGTCCCTTGAAAGCAGGGAGCAAGCCATGAATGTACCGCTCCGGCGCTCATGCAGCATGATCAAATCGCACAGCCGCGTCAGATTCCAGCAGTCGCTGAAATCCCTCCCAAGCATGAGCACCTGCCGGGTGGCGTCGATGTCCGTCACGTCCAGTGCCTCCTGCCACAAAGGGACGCCGAACACGCGATCTTTCCCGTGCTGGACAAGGTGGTGGAGCCGCTGCCCGTTCACGCCGTCGCCCCAGATCGTGGCACGGAGCGTCCGCAGGGGGCGCTTCGCCAACGGGCGGCGCTGCTCGTCGCCGTTCTCACCCCGCGTCAGCACGGTGTCGAACGCGTAATCGATCTCCAAACCATCCGACCAATCGGGCCAGAACGGAAACAGAAGCACACGCGACGCCGTGATCGTCAGGCTCCGTTCCCCGATGCCGGTAACGAACGTATACGTCGTATCCTGCTGCGCCGGGCCGGAAGACAACACGGTGAGAAGGCCCTTGAGCGCGCCGGTAGGCGGCAGCACCCCCGGACGGAACCCCGAAAGCGTCGTGCCCGCAGACGATGCGCTGTTGACGCCGACGAGCTGCACGGGGGCGAACGTCGCGTTCCAGAGCACCACGTCGAGCGCCTCCATCCCCGAGAGCAGCCCCAGATGGACTTCCGAGGGATACAGATGGATCTGCCCGTAAATGAGGTCCGCAACGCTCTCGGCCATGCGGTGCCCCGAAGGCCGGGGGAGCGGCGTGGCCTCATGCCGCACTTCGTCCCCCCGGTGCGGGGTTTCACCCACCCACGCGCCCGATGTGCCGGGGACGCTGTACGAACACTCCGGGACGCCGCCCGCGCGCGGCCACAGCACCTCGAAAATCATGCTTCCACCTCAACGGCGAGGCCGATCTCATCCGAGTCCGAGATGTCTGGCAGGACCATAAACACCCGGCTCCCGATGCTGATGCGATCCTTGGGCTTGAGCCCATGCAGGTTGACCGCCCAATACGGGAGCTCGCCCGCGAGGCGCACGTCCGCGCCGTTGCAGACATACAGCAGCGGTTTGATCAGCATGTGCCGGAGCGTCCCGCTGTTCTGGAGGAGCGCCGCGTTGTACTGGGGGACCGATGCGCAGACCCCGCCCTTATGCGTATAGTTTATGGTTTTCCCGCCCGCGTTGACGGTCCCTATCAGGCAGTAGTCTGTGTTCACCCGCCCGATGACATTGCGTACGGTGACGCTGGTGCGGACCACGCTGGACGCAAGCGGGCTCGTCCTGTAGCCGTAGGTCCCCTCGGGCGGGAATTTCTCGGCATTGGCCCCCTTCCAGAGCAGCCCCACGTTGCCGTAGTTGTTGTTGCAAAAATAATACTCGTTGTTGACGTCCCGCTGGGCCACGTACAGCGCGGAAAGCATGAGCCCCATCGCGCTGTTCGCGCTCCACGCCGACCACAGCACCATGTTGAGTTCCGTCTCGGCATCGAAGCCGTCCGCCGCTCCGAACATCAGAGGCACCCAGCCCGAATACGGCGTATTGGCCCCGTCGGAAAACGTGTAGACCACCCGCATCGCCGTCATGACGAATGTCGGGCAGACCAGCACGATCTGTTCGGCGACCGGCGGCAGAATCCACCAGCCCGTGGACGTGATGCTGTATTTCCCCGGGGTCCTGAGCCAGATGGGTTTCCCGGTCGTCCGCGAGCAATAGCCGTGCGCCAGCCTTTCGGTGAACCGGCCCGGCTGCGCGTCCCATGCCGCGGAAGCGTCGAACCCCGTATTGCCGTGCACGGCCAGCAGAAAACGCTCCGCGTTGTCGTGCGCCTGCAAGAGCCGCAGCGAAAAAAAGAGCCGCCGGTTCCCGCCGCCCGCACTGTGCAGGTACAGTTCGCCGTCGGCGTCCACGGCGTTTTTGTCCACCGTCCACCCCCCGGCCTGGGCGGCACTGGCGATGTTGGCGAGCACGCCTTTCTCCGTCCCTACGTTCGTGTAGCTGAAAACCTTGCAGGGCTGCGCCATCATTCATCTCCTATGGCCATAAAGCTATGCCACTCCACCCGGTTGACGTCGGGGAAGAGGATGTAGCCGTCCACGTCGCTTTCAATGCCGGCCAGCGAGTCGGGAGCCCAGCGCACCCCGTACATCTCGCCTATGGCCGACGCCCCGGTGTAGTCGCCCGTGTTCTCAAGCTGGATGACGTACATGGGCAGGAGCAGGCGCGGCGTCCCTTCCGGGAACACGATCCCCGTCCCCTGCGTGTCTATCTTCATGTCCGTCTCATAGCCGCTCGACGAGCCCAGCAGGCTGGTCGTGGGGCAAATGGCGAAGTGCGAGGTCCATACGCCGTCCGGCCTGCAAATCTGATGACAGGCGTGATAATAAGAAAAGGTCGTTGCCAAGGGGAAAGAGCCCCGCCGTACGAATGCCAGATTCCGCCTGTGCAGATCCGCATCGCGCGAGCCCGTGCTCGTGATGGCGTCGTGCCATGTCGTGTATTGCCACAGGCTCGTGTAGCCGTCCGTCAGGCAGGCCAAAGGCCACGGGTTCTCGCTCGGCAGCGAAAAACGCCGGAGCTGCCCCAGATAGGCGTTGGCGTATACCCCGTTGCACTCAGCCACGATCACGACGCGCGCCTTGTTGCTCCAGATCCAGACGTTCATGGCGGCATTCCAGCAAGGCAGGAAGGCATGGGTCCCGTTCTGCCCCGTCCCGTTGCCGTAGGCCGTATCCAGAAACCCCGTTCCGCCCGGCGCGCTGTCGAAGGCCTTGTAGACCTTGCAAACAAGCCCCCCCTTCACGCCGTCGGTATACGTGGCGGCGCAAAGCCCCACGTATACCTCTTCCGAACCGGACAGCCCGGTATTGCGGAAGACCGTCGCCGGGCCCCACGTCAGCGAATCCTGACGCGCCACCGTCCAGTCGCGGCCCGGCGTGCCCGGATCGCCCGTGATGAAGTTCGTCACTTTGGCCAAAAGGTCGGCATGGTTGGCCGCCGTTATCTTGCCGCTGAATGCCATTGCTTTCCTCCTCAGGCGCACGGCCCGCACAGGGCGTCAGGACGCAATCCCTTCCTCGCCCAAAATATTGATGAGCACGCGCCGCCCCCGCGTCGAAGCCAGCGCCCGATCGAATTCACGTTGAAAATCCATAACGTTGATCACGGTCAGCCCCTCATTGCCGGACGCCTTGCCGCCTTCCGTCAGGGAACCGTTTCCGATCTCGCCGCCGAGGGCATAGGCCGTGCGCTTGCCTCCCGATGCAGGGAGACGCGGCGACGCGAACGGCTCCAGCAGTTCGCGGGGGACACTCCTGCGCCGCAGCGCCTCCAAAGCCGATACCCCGTAATGGCGCACCGTGGGCCTATCGAGCATATATTCGCCGGGCGTGGCGCGGATCAGCACGTTGTCCGCCCGCTCGCCTTTATCCTGCCCGCCGATGAGCCCGCCGAACGCGAACCCTTTCAGCGGCGTGCTCTTGATGGCGGCCACACGGGCCATGCCCGCAGCGACGGCGGTGGCGGCCATGATTGCGCCCACCACCGGGCCGCCCCACTCCATGCCCTGCGCGTACGCGGCCTGAGCGGCCTTGTAGGTACTGATGGTGGCCTCGGCGATGGCCAGTGCCTGATACAGCTGGTACACGCCCTTGCTCTGGGCAAGGCCGGACTCGTAGACCTGCTTCATGGCGTCCGCCATGCCGCCAGCCAGCGACAACGCCCCTTCAAGCCGTTGGGCGTCGATCGCCTTCTCGCGCTCCGCCTGCTCGGCCTTGATGGACACTTCCCGATCCGCCTGTGCCTGCTGCGCCTCAACCCAGTTCTGCCCATGCGCCACAAAAGCTTCCAGCTCGGCCTGATACGCGTCCTTCCGGGCTTCCAGCTCCTGCGCCATCCGCTCGGCCTGTTCCGAAGCGTTTTCCCGCTCCATGTCAGCGGTTTCTCCCGCCTGACGCCGCCGCTCGGCATAGTAATCCGCCATCGTCTTGCCGCTGTCCCGGAATGCCGCATCCAACTCCTGAAGCGCCCCCTTGGACAGGCCTTCCAGCTGATCGGCGGCCCCTTCCGCCAGCTTCCCCAGATCCAGCCCGGAAACGGCCTGCCCGGACTCCTTGTTCAGCGCGGAGACATCAGCCCGGAGCGAGCCCACCAGTTCCCGCACATTCGAGAGCGCCCGGCCCATATCCTTCAACCCCGCGGAAACCGAATCCTTGAGGCTGAGTTCCAGCGTATAGCCGCCATGTCCCATGTCCCGCTCCTATGCTTCCAGAAAGGCTTTGAACTGCCGCCCGTCCGTATGCAGCGCCACACGCAGGGCAAGGGCGGCGTCCTTCATGCGTTCGTCCCGGCGCTGTGCCTCGGCCTCAAGCGCTTCGACGAACGCGCTCCACCCATACTCGAATACGTCCCTGTGCCCGGCCCCCGCCAGCCGCATCACCGTACGGAGGAGTTCCCGTTCAGAGCCGCCTCCATCAGATCGCTGCGCAACTGAGCCCGGAACGCCTCCAGCACCCTGCCGAAGCCCAACGCCCCGGCTATCCTGAAAAAAGCCGCGTTGACCTCCTTGACCTGCTCCCACAGCATCTCAAGCTCGCCCGGCGTCATGTCCATGAGGTCATTAGTAGTGAGGTTGGACATCCTCGGCAGCAGCCGCTCCAAATCGTGGACCAGCGGGCCCTTGCCGAACTGCTCGCACATATCCAGCACTTCGCGCACCGTCAGTTCCTGAAGGCGCACGCTCAGGGTGCCCTTGTCGTTTTCCATCGTGAATTCAGCTGATTTTCGCATTGGGTATCCTTGTCGGGAAAAAAATGATGCGGGGGAGGGAAGCCTTTCTGAAGAAAGGTTTTCCTCCCCGCGCCCCTCCCTTCCCAAGACTTTCGACTGGTGGGGAGGCGGCGCGGAGTAGGTCCCTGCCGTTTGGAAACGAAACTGGAAAAGAAGGAAACGCGGTTCTTCAGGGAAGGGTTCCCTCATTTTCACAATATGTTTTACGGTTATCCGAGATAGCGCACCCGGAAGAACGGGCTTTCGGGATGGTTCAGATCATCGGCGAGCACTTCGCCGGTCATGGGGATGGAGGCCAGTTCCTCACTGATGAGGCCGACCTCGCCGCTGAGCGAAAGGGTCACCTTCCAGCACTGCACGACAAGCCCCGGCCCCTGATCGGGCTGGCCTACGAACAGCAGTTCGCCGGTGACGTCGCTGGCGGTCAGCGCATCAACAAGCTGCTCGTCGGAAGACTCGCAATCGGCGGTCAGGAACACCGTGTCGGCGGAGCAGGATTCGCGGACGCGCAGCAATCCGGTGCGGGCGTTGAGATCGTAGTCGACGCCCTGGCGGTAGCGGACGGTCGGCGCGCTGGCCTTGTCCGTGAGCACCACATCGGCGACGCGGGCGATCCCCTGTAGCGTGGCTTTGATTGCAGAGGCGGCGATCTCCTCGCCGGGCACAAAAGTCCCCCGCACGTTTACGCACTCCAAAACCCCGTCCGTTACATAGGCGACGGTCGCCGTGGCGCTGGACGTCGAGCCCACCACGGAGGAGCCGGGCGCGAACGTCCCCCCGGCCACCGTGCCGTGCTCCAGACGCGTGAAGCCGAGCTTCTCCTTGCCGACGAACGTATACAGGCCCTTGTTGGCGCTGACGGACTGGCCGGACACCGTCGCGGCGGCCTGCATCTGCTTCGCCACCGCCGCGCCCTTGAAGGCCCGGAGGATGTTTCCGGTGGTGAATTCCTCCAGCGTGAAGGCCACGGTCGCCCCCTTCTGGGTGACCAGCTGGAGATCCTTGGTCTTCGTGCCGCTCATCGAGCTGAAATGCTCCAGCTTTTCTTCGGTCAGGCTGATGGTGAAGGCCGGGGCGTTTCCGAGATGGTCGTAGCCTTCGCTCCCTACGGCGCGGAAAAACAGCTCGCCCTTGCCGTACAGGTAATTCCTTGTCTGCGGACTTGCAGTCATATCCAATCCTTACAGTGCAATATTGTGTATGGTCGAAACGGTCATGCGGTAGACGCTGGCTCCATCCAGAACGAACCCTTGGATAGAGGACGGCAGGCACGGCCCCATGCCCGGAAGGGGCGGCACGCCGAGGAGCCGTTCCCGGGCCGCGGCAAGCAGCGCATAGGTTCCGGGGTGCCCCGGTTCCGGCTTTTGGCCGTTTGCTGCCAATCGGTAACTTTTATCCATGACGTAGACCTCGAACTCCATGCGCTCCTCAAGGCGGCGGCCCGAAGGCGTGAACGCGGGAGACCCCGCGTACAGGACCAGCACCGCCGGAAACCCGCGCCGCAGCCGGGCCCATGTATCCTTGTCCGGTTGTCCCTGAAACGCCGCTACGGTCTTTGCTCCCGGCGTTTCCCTGAGCGGCTGGAGCAGTTCGAGAATCGCGTCCTCAACCTCCATCGGCGTGCGGCTCACGGCGTCACCCCATCCCACGGGCGGGTGCCCGGTTCGA